TAAAATTCTGTCGTAAAAATAAGTTCGTCCCCCTCATTGAAAATTTTGAATTCTCTAAACAAATAACTAGGAATCTCGGTTCCTACGACTTCTATCGCGTACCTGTTCGCCATTAATGGTTCTATCGGATTTGGAATCTCTATCATAATTATTTCTTTTTAGATAGTAAAATGACAAATCTGTCGTTGATATCAAATGATGTCTCCACTCTTTTTTCAATCTTTTCTAACAATGATTCCTTGGTTATGTAAGTCCAATCCTCATTCATCTTGGTTCCAAAAAGTCTAAGATCGTCGATGATAACAATTGCACCGTGCTGGAGATTCCTGTTAATTACTTCAAGTTCTTCTAAAAGTGGACAATCCTTAACTCCCTGTGCGGTTTCACCAGATGAATAGTGACCATCTAAGAAAAAAATAGCATCCCCGTCTAGATGTGGGATAACTTTAGAAAGTTCCTCTCCACTATCACCAAGTAAAGCAGTAATTTTATTTTTATCGTAATTCCTAGATGTGAAAAGTTGATAAAGATATGTACTAAGTTCTATGGTAAATATTCTTTCAAAGAAACCCTCCATTCTAAGAGTTGTCTCCCCGTGATATGTACCAGTCTCAATAAAATACTTATATGTCGACATATTCGAATCACACATAGATATGATATCCTCTAAATCTTTAATTTGTAATGATGGCATATTATTTCTTTTTTTTTAATGTAAGACGCAACCAAAGAAAAATAAATACAAAAAAAAATCTCGTATATTGCTACACGAGATTTTTAAGTATTGTAGATTTTTTTAGTAAACAAGAATACAACGATCAGGTTGTAAAGTGACTGACAATGTTGCCAAACCATCTTGACCATATTGTGCTTGATTCCAAGCTGACTTCGTAATCATACAAGAGTCCAATATCCATTTTTCAACCACTACACCCGTTGGGTCTAACATTTCTAGATCCACATTCTTTTTATATCCTGCGGCGTATCCCATACGACCTGTGACAGATTCCGCATGTAATCGTACCCACTCCATAAGGGCTTGTGTTGCCGAAGGTCCAATTGGGTCTCTGAATACTACGTTCATAGCGTTCCATTTAAACCTACCAGCTACATAGGTTTCTGTGTTTAGGAAAGGGATTGCCACAGATGTGATATCAATCGAAGGTCTATCCGTCGATTCAACAAACCATTCGTTAATCCCAAGGGTAGAGTCAAATCTTAATATAAATCTATTTACTCTTTTCGGTTCGTATGGAACCGGCATTTTCATCAGTAAATCTGCCATTTTATTTTTTTTTGATTATATTTATAGTCGTACTTTTTAAATACACTTAATAAATATATCCATGCCTAAAATATTTTACGACAGATCAAAATTTATTGAAAAATCAAAAAAATTATATTCTGATAAATTCAATTATGAATTTGTTGATTATGTAAAATCCACTATTAAAGTGAAATTAATTTGTAATTTACACAATTACAGTTTTATGCAATTACCTAGTGAACATTTACGTGGTAAAAATGGTTGTAAGTTTTGTTTAGACAGGGTTACAAATACCCAAGAGTTTTTAACCAAAGTAAAAAATAGGTTTGGGGATCTATATGACTACTCATTAACTAATTATGATAATTCAGAAACCAAGGTAAAAATTATATGTCCTGTTCATGGGATTTTTGAAAAACTTCCTTCTCAACATATGATTGGTCAGGGTTGTCCTTCTTGTAGTAGGAGTAAACCCCGTTCTAACACTGAAACTTTTGTTAATAAAGCAATTGAAAAACACGGAACTTATTATGATTATTCATTGGTGCATCTTATCAAATCTACAAAAAATGTAAAAATCTTGTGTCCAAAACATGGTGTTTTTGAACAAACCCCTTCGAAACACTTGTGCGGGCAAGGTTGTAAAAAATGTTCAATTGACCGAAAGAAAGAAAAGTTTAGTTTAAATGAATCTGAATTTATCGAAAGATCTGAAAAAATTCATTCTGACAAATATGATTATTCTCTTGTGGAATATCATAACTCACACACAAAGATTAAAATAATTTGTCCAACACACGGGATATTCGATCAACTCCCCTACGATCATTTATCCAAGCATGGGTGTCCAAACTGTTCATCTAGTGTATCCAACATAGAAAAAGAAATCAATCAATTTTTACTTTCTTGTGGTGTTCAGACAATCACATCATCGCTATCCATAATTCCTCCATATCAAATCGATATTTTTATACCTTCACATAATCTCGCAATTGAGTTTAATGGTCTGTATTGGCATTCTGAAAATAAGGTCGGAAAGAATTATCATTTGAATAAAACCCAAATTTGTGAACAAAATAATATACGACTAATTCACATCTTTGAAGACGAATGGTTATTCAAAAAAGACATTATTAAATCCAAATTAAAAAATTTGTTAGGTCTTACCTTAGACAGAGTGTTTGCAAGAAAGTGTGTTATTAAAAATGTAGACCCCCAAACATCGTCTAGTTTTTTGGACACACACCATTTACAAGGAAAAATCAATTCCAAAATTAATTTAGGTTTATACTATAACCAAGAACTAGTATCTTTGATGACCTTTACAAAACCAAGACTAGGTATCGGTTCACATCATAGTGGATATGAATTAAGTAGGTTTTGTAATAAAACAGATACGATAGTTGTAGGGGGGGCTGACAAATTACTTAATCATTTCATAAAAAACTATCACCCAACTCAAATAATTAGTTATGCGGATCGTCGTTGGAGTCAGGGGCATTTGTATCGTAAACTAGGGTTTACTCAGACCAATATTAATAAACCAAATTATTGGTATATCATTGGAAAAAAAAGAGTACATAGAATGAATTTTAGAAAAGAAAAATTGAAAAAAGAAGGTTTTGATATTAAGTTAACCGAAAAACAAATTATGGTTTCTCGAAATATTGAAAGAATTTTTGATTGTGGTACAATTGTGTTTTTGAAGAAATTTGAGCGTTGAAAAATTTATCTATTTACTTTGTTTTTTTTTCGGATATTCTCTATTAGAATCTGGTTTTTTTCCCGCTCGCGGTTGAATATGTCTTTAATATAGGTTCTTTAATAAATTCTTGTTTAATTTTTTCTAAGTTTCTTATATCATCATCTGAAAATCCAATTGTAGGTGTAAATGTTCCTTTGACATTGTCTTTCAAATAAAGTTTTTTCTTCAATTTTTTTGCATGTCTTTTTACATAATCAATAAATTCTTGTAGTGCTTTTACTTTGAGTTCTTCAGGACTAGCTGCACTATTCTCACTTCCATAAGACACAGGATAATACTTATTCAAATCCATATAATAATTTATCAAGTCTCTTGTGTTGATTCTATTTCCTGATACCTTTCTATATTTTTTTAGGTTTTTAAGTAATAAATCTTTATTAATTCCATTGTAATTAGTCACAATCATATTGTATATGGCTTGCTTTATAGTGTTTGGGTTATGCCCTCTAGCTGTAATAATTGAAAAAATAGAACCATTATTGATTGCTTCCACAAAGTCGGACCATACTGGTCCAGGTTTTCCCTTCATACTATCAATGATAAATTGTCTGTCTCCTTCTGTTCTAAAATTACGAAAGGGGTTTTGAGCGTAGTCCACAATGGTGGTTCCCTCATACGGGAAATTTTCCTTACCTATAATTCCACGATACTTAGCAAAATCTTCGGTGGACATTCCAACTTCAGATCCTTTATCATCAAGAACCATAATCTTGGTCGGCATATGCATTATGTTATCATCCCAATCAAATGCATAATACTTTAATTCGGGGGTTCCGAAAACATCGAAACCCTCCGAAATTAAAGCCTGTTTGGTGTGTGAAATCATTTATTATTAGATATTTTCAAATGACGCTCCGGTTGGAGTTATCAAGAACTCAATATCAATAAATTCAAGTGCCTTAGTTGGTTTTAGATAAATTTTTCCTGAAAGGGTGTTTCTATCCAAATCCTCAGGTGAGTTACTTACGGTTACTCTGAAGTCATAAAGACCTCTATCTCTTCTGATAGCATCCAAGATCGGATTAACACTATCCAAGAAGTCCTGACGAACCTTAGCATCGTTTTGTTCGAACAACAATCTTACAGCA